CATTGGTGGGCAAATCAATCTGCAAATCGTCGGGACGTACCTGGGCGACAGCGTCACGTTGGAGGTGGCCGCATGAGTACCGTAGATCTGTCGTCGCTGCCAGCGCCGACCGTGCTGGAGCCTCTGGACTTTGAAGAGGTTTATCAGGACGGGCTGAGCGTGTTTCGCGGGTACATGGGCGGTAACTGGACGGCCGCGCTGGAAAGCGATCCCGTGGTCAAAGTGCTTGAGGTCGGGGCCTACAACAAGATCGGCAACCGCGCCCGGGTCAATGACGCCGGCAAGGCGCTATTGCTGGCGCACGCCATTCGCGGCGACCTCGATCACTTGGGGGCCAACGTCAATCTGCAGCGCCTGGTCATTCAGGCCGAGGATCTGCTGGCGGTGCCGCCGGTGCCCAAGGTCATGGAAGACGACGACCCGTTTCGCGAACGCATCCAGTTGGCCTATGAAGGACTGACTACGGCCGGCCCGCGCAACAGCTACATCCTGCATGCGCGTAACGCTTCTGGGCTGGTGGCAGACGCCACGGCCGAAAGCCCGGAGCCTTGCTACGTTACGGTAACGGTGCTGGGTCTGGACGGGGAGGGTGAAGCGCCGCCGGAGCTGCTGGCGACGGTGGCCGCTGCGCTGAATGACGATGACGTCCGGCCGGTCGGTGATCGGGTGACCGTACAGAGTGCGCAGGTGATCCGCTACGAGATTGACGCCATCCTGCACATGGCCGGCGCCGGCCCGGAAGCGGATGCCAGTTTGGCCGAAGCGAAAAACCGGTTGGCAGCCTGGATCAATCCACGCAAGCGGCTGGGCGTCGAAGTCGCCCGCTCCGCTGTTGACGCTCAGTTGCACGTTGCCGGCGTTGCCCGGGTTGAGTTGATCGGGTGGCAGGATCTGGCCCCGACCAAGGCGCAGGCGGCGTTCTGTACGCGCTACAACGTGAGGCTGGCGGGCTGATATGAAGAGTCTATTGCCGCTCAACAGCACGCAACTGGAACGGGCCATGGAGGCCGCGTTTTTCGAAAAGACGATTGTCCCGCTGCGCGACCTCTACAACCCCGACACCTGCCCGGTGCATCTGCTGCCGCATCTGGCGTGGGCGTGGTCGGTTGATCGCTGGGACTACCGATGGTCTGAGGCGACCAAGCGCGCGGCCATCAAGGCGTCTTTCTACATTCATAAACACAAGGGCACGATCGGCGCGTTGCGCCGAGTGGTCGAGCCGCTGGGCTATCTGATCGAGATTGTCGAGTGGTTCAAGACCGTGCCCGAGGGCGTGCCGGGCACCTTTGCACTGAAGGTCGGGGTTCTCGATACCGGCATCACCGAAGAAATGTATCAGGAGCTGGAACGCCTGATCGATGACGCCAAGCCCGTCACCCGGCACCTGACCGGGCTGGCGATCAGCCTGGAAACTCAAGGCAATTTGAATATCGCCGTGTCCGTCTACGAAGGCGATGAAATCGACGTTTACCCGCCCGTCATGCGTGACATTGAGGTCACTGGCAGCTTTGGCGTGGTCGGCCGCGAACACACCATAGACACCCTGGACGTTTATTATGATTGATGCGAATTCGCAGTTTTTCGCGATCCTCACGAATGTGGGGATGGCCAAGCAGGCGAACGCCGACGCGCTCGGTGTTCCCTGGCTGATCACGCAAATGGGCGTGGGGGATGCCAACCCGAACGGGCTGGCGGATCCGCCTAATCCGGTTCCGTCGGCCAGTCAAACCAAGTTGCTCAGCGAGTGGCGTCGCAAGCCGCTCAACCAACTGAAGATCGACCCGGTCAACCCGGCGGTGATCATCGCCGAACAGATCATCCCGGCCGATGAGGGCGGTAAGTGGATCCGCGAAATCGGCCTCTACGATGCGGACGGCGATCTGGTGGCGGTGGCCAACTGCGCGCCAAGCTTCAAGCCGCTGCTGTCGCAAGGCTCGGGCCGCACGCAAATCGTGCGCATGAACTTCATTGTCACCAGCACCGGCAACATTCAGCTAAAGATTGACCCGGCGATCGTGCTGGCCTCGCGGGCCTACGTCGACGCGGCCATTCTGGAAGTGCTGCCGAAAAATAAGGCAGCCGGCCAATACACCCGCGTCAAGGTCAACGATCGCGGGGTTGTCGTCTCCGGTGATAACCCGGAAACACTCGCCGGGATGGGCATCAAGGACACTTACACCAAGACCGAAATCGAGGCGATGATTGCGCAGGCCTCGGCGCTGCCAGTGGGTGCGATGGTCTCGTTTCCGCTCGACAAGGTTGCGCCCGGGTTTCTGGAGCTGGACGGCAGCGTCAAGAGTATTGCGGTCTATCCAGATCTGGCGACGTTCCTCGGCACGTACTTCAACAAGGGCGACGAGGGTGCCGGGAATTTCCGTCTGCCGGAATCGCGCGGCGAGTTCCTGCGGGGCTGGGATCACGGGCGCGGCGTAGATCCGGGGCGGGCCATCGGCAGTGCGCAAATTGGGAGTTACCTTCCGGGCGACAACAACATCGCCGACGAAATCATTTATGTCCATGATTCGACCGACAAGGCTGGTCTCGGGTGGGATGCCTTCACTGGGAATCCAGCAGCCGGTAGCGTCAGATATTCGGGAACAATGACAGGGACTACGCCAAATCCGAACACGATTGCCGGTCATGGGGGCGCCGCCCGCCCGCGCAACTTGGCGGTTATTTGGTGCATTAAGGCGTGGAACGCGCCGATCAATCAGGGAAATATCGACATTACCGCGTTGGCAGCGTTGGCGACGCAGGCCACGGAAATCAAGCTCGGAACGGCCAAGATCGCCACGCAGGCGCAGGCTGATGCCGGAACTGATGACGCGACGATCGTGACGCCGAAAAAACTGCGCTGGGGGTTTTCGGTCAGCATTAACGGCGGCAATGCCAATTACATTATTTTCCCAAGCTGGCTCGGGGGGCTAATGATTCAATGGGGTGCCACCGTCCCTATTGCCTCCGGCGCTAACTTGCTTCACGCCTTTCCTGTGGCCTTTGCATCTGCACTACCTACGGTTGTCCTTTCGTATCCCAATAACTCTGTCGATGGGGCCAAGGGGGATACCTACATTGCGCAGTTGAAGGGGATCGCCCTGGCGAACATGACGGTCAGGAACCTGGGGCCGAGCCCTGCGCAATACGGCTATATCGCGATTGGCCGATAACTAAATTCTACAAGGGCGGAAAAATGAAGTACGCAACCTTTAACACCGCTGGTGAACTCTTGGGGCGATATGACTCCGCTGTTCATTCCAGTGTTCCAGAAGGCGCTGTAGAGCTGTCTGATTCTATTTGGTTGGCCACCAAGAATGACACTGATGGCGTTTGGCGGCTGGTCGACGGTGAGGTGATTAAGCTGCCATTTGCCGAAGTGGTCCCGGACTATGCGCAGTTAGTTGCCGTTGAGCGTTTCAAGCGTGAGGCCACCGGTGTCACTGTTGAGGGCTTGTTGATCGAGACGACCCGCGACAGCCAGGCGCTGATTGCCAGTACCGGACTGTCTGCTGTCCTCGATCCCGAATACCGCTGCAACTTCAAGACGGTGACGGGTTTTGTAGAGATTGGTTCGGCGCAAATCATCGCGATCGCCAAGGCGGTCCGGGCGCACGTACAGGCCTGTTTTGACCGTGAGCTGACGCTGTTGCGGGCGATCGAGGCCGGCGAGTATTACGACGACATGCTGTTGCAAGGCTGGCCGGATTCCCCGCCGCCAGATCCTGCCGAGCTGCAATAAACGCCCCGCACTGACGGGGCGTTTTCTTTTCCGTTACGCGTAACACCAACACCCTACACAGCCTCGCTTATGCGGGGCTTTTTCGTTTCTGGAGACTGACCCTTATGAGTTTTTTCCACGGCGTCACGACCACGTCGGTCGACACTGGCGCGCGCACCATCTCGCTGCCCTCGTCGTCGATTATCGGTCTGTGCGACACCTTCACCCCGGGCGTTCTCGGCGGCGGCACGGCGAAAGCTGGCGAACTGAAGTTAATCACTACCGAGCGCGAGGCCATTGCCGCCTTCGGCGCCGATTCGGCAATCACCAAGGCGTGTAAGGCGATCTACGTCAAAGCCAAGGCGGTGATCGTCGCCATCGGCGTGCCCAAGCTGGAGGACGCGGCGCTGCAGACCTCAGCGATCATTGGCGGTGAACTGGTCTCGGGTCAGCGTACCGGCCTGCAGGCGCTGCTCGACGGTAAAAGCCTGTTCAACGCTCAGCCGCGGTTGTTGATCGCACCGGGCCACACCGCGACTCAGGCGGTGGCTACGGCGCTCGACAGCGTGGCGCAGAAGCTGCGCGCCATCGGCATCATCGACGGCCCGGGTACGACCGAC